GGGCAGAAGCGACATCAGCAGAAGTCATGATGATGTTGCCCTTCCCTCTACGAGTTCTTTGGGCGATGCGGTTTGCATCTCTCTCGATGTTGAACAGGAGACCCTTGAACTTCTCAACGCTCCAGCGACCGTTGGAGTCAACATCCAGGTCGAAGAAACCAGCGTTGGCAACATTGACCTGTGAACCAGCTTCAGCAGTCTTGTAGATGGTACGGATAACCTCGCGGTTGATCTCAGCAAGAATCTCGCTAGACAGGATGTTAGCAAGTTCTGCTTCAGCGTTAAGACCGTGGATAGCACGAAGGTCTTGTGCCAGTTCCATGCTGTACTCTGCTTTCAGAGCACGGGACTTGGCGGTAACGGTGACCTTCTCGATGGAGAATGCCATCTCGTTGAAGTCGCCATTGCTGCCGTCTCCGAGTGCCTCAGAGTCGCCAGTTGCCATACCTTGACCCAGCGAATACTGAGCTTGTACAGCGTCGGAAGCAGTGCCTTCCAGGATAGCGGGGTTAGTACCACGCTGAGTACCAGTAGAACCGAAACCAACGGTGCCGTCGTCATCGGTAGCATCGGTGTAGTCACCTTGGGTTGCTTGACCGATGTTGGTGCCTGCCTTGTTCGCAGAGAATGCGGAATCGGGCTCGTTGAAGAATGCCTCGGTGCCAGACTGGTTGGTGTAGCGGGAGCGCATTGCGAAGATCAGTCCAGTAGGACCGTTCATCGGTTGAACGCCAGCCAGCTCATAAGCGACCAGGTTAGGCATGGAGCGTCTGATCAGAGAGATCAGAACGGGGTCGAAACCAGCGGTAGGACCAGCAGAGGCAGAGTCAGCACCGAAAGCGCCAGAAGCGCCTACAGCGTTACCAGAGTTGGTAGGGGCAGCCTCAGTCAGCATACCGTTGCCGCTAGCGAAAGCAGCTTCTTCTTTGAGGAAACGCTCTTGGTTCTCAAGGAGAACGGCAGTTGTAGCGCGTCTATGTGAGTCCTTAATGGGATCTACGCCTTCGGCGTCGAGAAGCGGACTCCACTTCTCCATTAATTGTTGTGCGTTATACATTAGAGGAAGTTAAGTGTGTTGCTTGTGGATTACTGTTGAGCTGTTCCAAGAGCTTTCAGGTAGGACTGCATAGAGCCAGAGACATCTACGCCACCTGCTTCTACGCCCTCAGAGAGCGTTTCAGTTTTTGCGGGAGCTTTTGCAGGGTCACTGGGGAAATAAGATTCCTTCAGTGTTACAAGCTTCTCGCGATACGATTCTTCACCCTCAAACTCAACACCTTCAGACAGTGCGTACAGTTTCTCTTTTTGTGTAACAGCCAGTCCCTCGGTTACTTCACGGAAAATTCCATCTGCTGTAGTTTCGCCAAGGCGCTTGTTAAGAGAAATGTTAGACTCGATCTGTTCGTTAAGTCTGGCTTCCATTTCATCAAGTTTGGAGACCATGTTCTCCAGGACATCATATTTTTCTTCAGGGATGTGTACATAATGATCTTCAAAAAGACCCTTCATTCCTTGCAGGAACGATTCGGTCATTTCGGTCTTGAGACCGTGCTCTACTTCGATCTTGTTCTCAGTTACCCACTCTTCAGAGACATACTCAAGATAAGCATCGACTCGCTCAACGAGCTCAGTCTTTACTTCCTCAAGGTGCTCAGAAAGAGTTGCTTCGTATTGAGCAGCCATCTCTTCTTGGACAGCAGTGACCTTAGCGGTAACAACTGCCTCAAAGATTGTGCGAGCTTTGTTCTGGAACTCTTCGGAAAGTTCTTCGCCGCCAAAGAGTGCGGAAAGATCTTCTTCGATATCGATAGAAGGTGCCTCTTCGACAACTTCTTCTTCCGTAGCAGGTGCTTCAGCAACAACCTCTTGCTCGTCTTCGATTTCTACTTGATCGCCAGCAGAAAGACTTTGCATAGGTTCAGCAGCTTTAGCGCCACGGTTGACGACATCTCTTACAGTTTTGACTTTGGGTTCTGCGAATTTCGCGGAGTCGTCGTCGGGTCTGTAGTTATCAGGGGTAGGACCACCTAAATCTTCTACACCACCGAGACCAGCTCCAGGATCAGCAAGCTTGGGCATTCCCTCGCCAGCCTTCGCACCCCTTGTTACAGGATTTTCCATTTCTTGTAATTCCTTAGCGGACATTGGTGAACTCTCCGATTATAATCGTTGATATAATCTATATTTATTTATAAATTAGAGACTTGAGAGGAACTTATTGAACAGAGCAAGCTTCTGTTCCTGCAGTGCTCTCTGGTCTACGAGGGTATTAATTTGCTTGTAAGTCTTTTCTACGAGTCGTTCGCGGACAATACCACCATCCATTACCCAATCTTTTCCTTCCATAATTCCTTCAACAAAAGCATCAGGCGCGGAGGGATCAGCGACAATATCAGCAGCGGTTGCAAGCATAAAGTCATCAGAAACAACTTTGATGCCATTCTCGTTAACGGCAAGTGATCCAAGACCACGAGAAGAAACACCCAACTTGACACCCTCATCGATAAGATTTTGTGCAATCTTACCCATGGGAGTGTTAAGGATCTTTGCCTTACCAACAAAATTAGTTCCCTCTTCTCTGAGAGAAGTAATCTTATGGGAGACACGATCCAAGTTAAGAGTAGGTCCCTCAGGGTGACCAAGTTCTCCTAGAGCTCTGCCTTTGTTGACAAAACTTTCGTTGTAACGACCTACTTCTCTACGAAGGGTATCCATAGGATACATCCGACCATTTCGGTTCTTGATGTCACCCTGCAGGAATACACCTTCAATATACATAGACTTCTTACCGTTGCGTTCTTCAACGATAAGTTCGACCTGTTCGATTTCTTCCGTGATCAGTTTCATTTGATTAGCCTGTAAATCCTACTTTGGAACCCTTTACGCCAGCGTTAGCGGCAAACACGCATTGAGTCGGTTGCTTTTCAAGAAATTCAACAGAACCTGCAGGCATCGTAAAAGAACCTACGGTGTCTCCACTTCTAGTTTCGACAAGTGTAACTAAGTGAGCACTTGTGTGAGTGTTGACCAAACGGACAACAGTTGCCTCACTGAAACTAACAGCAGCACCAGTGGTTGTAGGCAGAGCTGCCTCTGCACCTTTTAGTAATGTTCTTGCCATTATTCTGGGTCCTGAGTTTCTTGTTCATCTGCGCCAAAGAGACTTGCTGCAGCATCGGGACGCATAGCATCTACTTTGCTAGCAGCTCGCGTATACAGCAGATCCTTGATCTGGTCGCTGATATCTACGGCGGACGAATCCGTCGCAATCATATTAATGAGCTCTTCCATCTATCAATAATCAATGGTATAAACTTATTTATATCTCGCCCTGTCCTTGAGGTGGTTCTGCGTTCTGCGGATTAGGAGCTTGAGCTGGTGGAAGCGCGGCGGGATCTTCCTGTCCTTGCAGCATCGGATCCGCTGCAGCCATTGCTTCCATCTCAAGCATTTGCTGATTTGGATCAGGAATTACACCAGATGCAATTTCATTTTCGATCTGAACATCGATCTCAGCAATCTCTGCATCTCTCTGACGAAGAACCTGTCTTCTTACATATTCTGTTGAATAGTAACGACCAACATAAGGTTCAATCATACCAAGAAGACCAAGACGACCTTCCATCAGTTCCTTATCTTTGAGTTCTGCGAAATGGTTGTCGTAGATAAAGTCAAACTGAATATGCTCAGACATTACTTCCCAGTCTTGGGGAGTAACAATATTCTTAAGAAGCAGTTGACTCTTCAACATATCTAAGAAGATGTTGCTGAATCTCTTGCGGAGACGACCAACAAACTTAGAGAACTTAAGTTCATCTCTTAAGATCTCACTGGAACGACCAAGGTTGAAACCATCACCAGAACCAGCGATTCTAGACTCAGGTACACCAAGAGATCTGTAAAGTTTCGACTGGAAATACTCAATGTCAGCAAGCTCTCCAAGATTCTGACCACCAGGTAGTGTGGTAATTTCTGTACCACGACCACCTTCACGACGAGGTAACCAGAAGTCTTCCAGCATACTCATCATCTTTTTATCGTCACGAATCTCACCGCTGTTGGAATCATAGACCAACTTATTGCGGTAGCGCATCATGACATCACGCAGATATTGCTCTGCTTTTACCTTAGGCAGATTACCAACATCAATGTAGAAAATTCTACGCTCAGGTGCGCGAGACAATCTGTAGATAACAAGCGAGTCTTCAATCATACGAAGCTGATTGAGAGACTTAATTGCTTTGTGTAAGTAAGATAATCCTACACCTTTATTTCTATCTACAAGACCAGAAGTACAATATGTGATGGCATCTTTTGCCATCTTCACACCCTTCATTGCAGTGCCACCACCAGGGGCAGCAATGTTTGTTGGGTATTGAGGTTTTGGAGTATACATGAAATACTCTTCAATCTCAGGGAAGTATACCTTCTGAGATTCATGAACATTAGTCTGTCTAAACAGATCCGCTCTCTCGTCTTTCTTCTTCTCTTTGCGTACATAACGCATCTTGAGAGGATCGATATATCTCAGTTCTTGCAAACCTTCTTGAGGATTCTCAAGATCAATTACTTTGTTATAATAGAGTCTTCCGTCAATATACCAGTTTCTAAAGATCTCATGTGACTTCGTGTCAAAATCTAAAAGATCTTTAATATGTTTAAATTCTTTACGGATAATTGTTTTGATAGCATCGCTAGCGTTCAGGTTCTCCAGATCAATCTCTACAGGAGAATCATTTGTATCTGATACGATAGCTTCATTTACTACATCTTCGATAGCATTATCCACCTCGGGATGCAATGCCATCTCCCTATATCTTTTTATAAGCTCATGCTCATTCTTGTAGATACCCTCAATATCTACAACCTGACTAGAAAATCCTCCCTGAATATAATAGTCAACCCCATTCTCTCCTTGCGGGGGAATAGGGCTGACTACGCCTTTAGGATTCTTTTCTCCGTCCTCAATTGAGAAACCAAATAGTTTCGTCATTATACTAAGTGAAGTCCTTTAATAGGACTATTTATCAATATACCGAACCGCCGTTACCGTCAGCTTCCCACCATTGAACTTGGAAGGTAACTGTGAACTCTTCCAGAGCATCTGCCTGATCGTAGGAAAGATCCAACTGGGAGACATTTGTCGGGAAGCAACCATGGAACTTATAAGTTCTCAGGATTGGCATATCGGTCTCAGATGCTTGAGTATTCTGAGCAACTTCAGCTCTACCTAACTGGTAGATCTTGAGGTCTTTGATGTAGTCCTCAGGATTTGTAAGACCAGAGTTATCAGATACCTTAGCAATAGAGTTCATCCATCTTTCCATGGAAGAACGGATCGCAAAGTCGGTGTCATTGATAACTGTTACAGTCCACTCATCGAAAGTTCTATCACCAGCAATTTTCAGTGTGCGA